CTTGCAATAGCAAAGACCACACAATCTTCAGTTTCGCCGTGATGTTTTCGTAAGTCATATAAATATTCTCTCCTTATTTTACAATAAATGGGTGGTATATTAGCATTTAAATAAGACATTACAAGCTAGCATTTCCATCTACGTCTTGCTTGTCTTAATCTTGAATTAGGGTCTTTTGCAGCACTTGGAAACATTTTCATTTGTCCAGCAGATCTTGCACAGTATGATTTTCTTCTTGCTGCTCTTTTTTTACCTGGGTTACTTTCTGTAACAGCTGTGTTTAATTTAGAACCTGGATTCATTCTTCTATAAGCCTGAACTCCAGCTTGAGTCATACCGGCTCCAGCTTTAGTAGATCTAAAATTTTTTTTATTACGTGGGGGCATGCCACCACGTGACATGTTAACTGCTTTACCAGTTCCTTTAATTTGTTTTCCAAATCCTGACATGTGTTTAATTTTACGTTAAACCTGGTCCAGAAAATTTATCTGTTAATAATGTAACTGCTGCAACATTTGTAAATGTTGAAACATAAATTCCTTTTGGAAATAGAATTCCATCTTCAGGAAAACTAAAATTAATAACATCTCCTGCTGGTACATCTGCTGTAAATAAAGTTGTACCTGTTGCTGAAGTTGTTTTTAATTGAACAACACCTACAGTAGTTGAACTACTAGATGCAATAATAATTCCTCTTAATCTTACAGGAGGAGCTACAATTACAGTAGAAGTAGCTGCTGTAAATCTAGTTGCTTGTATATCACCTTTATAACTCATTTTTTTCTCCTTGTATTAAGGAGCCCTTTCGAGCCCCTTAAAAATTAATTATTTACGCTGCAAAAGCGAAAGCACCTGTTGTGCCTGCACCTAATGAATTTAAATCAGCACTTACTTGCCATGTTCCATCCTGAACACATGTAAAATAAATATATGATCCAATACTAAATAAATTAGTACCTGCGTTAGCTGGCGTATATTCAAGTTTAGTTTCGCCTGCTGTTGAAGTATCAAAAGTTACTGCGTTAGCTGATCTGCTTTCAAATACTGAACCTGTTGCAAATACATCTGTTCCAGCACAATCAAAAACTAATTTTGCTGTACCACCAGTTGTATCAACTGACTGAGCATGAACTACTATTACGCCAGATTCTGCTGCTGGTAATGTTACAGTTTGAGCTGCAGCACCAGTATAATTATTTATACTGATTACATTTTTAACATAAGTTAAAGTTGTTGCAGTATTTCTTGTAGTAGCAGTTAAACCAAATAAAGGTGGTTTAGCTGTACCAAGTACTTGACCAGTTGTAGAAATTATTAACTGATTAGTAAATTCTCCAGTTGTTTCATTTTGAGTTGCCTCAATAAATCCACCTAATGATCGGACTGGACCCGAAAAAGTTGTTAGTGCCATAGTTATATTCTCCTAGTTTTTCCAATCTAGTCTCTAGGCCGTCGACTATACGCGTCTAGATCAGAAGTTAATGTATAGTGATTTATTTCTACCAAATAAAAAGGGCCAGGTCAATAGACCCAGCCCTTTTATTAAACACTTAATGTAAGTGATTACGCAGCTCCCGGTGAACCGAAGATTCCTCTAGGATCAGAGAATCCAAATGAATATCTCTCTCTAGCTTTAAATCTCATGTTGCCAGTGTCGAAATCGCCTTCCATTGCTGTTTTTAATGAAGCTCTAACGAAATGCTTTAAGCCATTTGGCGCATCAGTTAAAATAAAGAATGCATCTGTGTCAGTTAAGAAATGATTAATTACATAACCTTCAGGTAACATTCCCATATTTTTGATAGCGTTAATGTCATTATCAGCAGTTCCTACTCTGCCTGCAGACTTCATAAGTCTTTCAGCGGTAAATTGTAATTCTTTAGGAATTACTAATTTTCTACCTTGAGTAGCGATCTTTAAGCCTCTTTCGTCAACGAAAGCAGCAATGTCAATCAAAGATTGTTCTAATGATGTTTCGTTAAGGTCAGCAGCTGTAGACAATTCATTTTTGAATGTTCCACCTGATACTAATGGATGGTCTGTAGCGCAAAGCTCTTTTCCGTCTCCACCAAGTTGAGAAGTGCTGAATGCATTGTTTAATACAGCAGCAGCTTTAACTTGTTTAGTATTAGCCATAGATCTTGCTAATGCTTTTGTATATCTTGCAGCGAGTCTGTCATACAAGTTATCTTCAATTGCTTCTTCAGTGATAGCAAATGCTAAAGCAATAGTTTCATGATTGTACCTTGCTGTAAAAGCTTCTTGCGCAGTATCAAAATTAATTGCTGCACCTTCTGATTTTACTGGGGCACTACCAAAACCTGATAGCATTACTTCTTCTTCGAAAGCTCTGTCAGATGATTCTTGTGTAAAGATCTCCGCATGCTCGTTTTCGTACCTTTGGTACTCAAGTCCAAACAAAGCGTTCAAACCTGGTTCTAGTTCTTTAACTAGTTGTGCTCGTGATATAGCCATAGTTTATATTCTCCGTTTAGTCGTTACCAACCGTACCGCTACGATACGCATGGTTGTTAATAATAACCAATACATCTACGCCTGATGGTGCAGCTGTATTAGAGTTGTCAGGGTTTTGCGAAATGTCGATTGCTTTCAACTGAAAAGTTGAAGAGCTGTCGCCTGTCGCAACATCAAGACTAAATCTTGAGTTTCCTGAGGTAGTGCTTCCTGCAGTTGGATTAATTTTGTAGTTAGCATAAAGATCTGCCACAACAAAAGTTGCATCTGCATTAATAGAGTACACTACATTTGGATCATCAATAACTGCTGCGATAATATCGTTAGCAGATACTGTTCCTGGATAGTAATTCTTATACGTCGGCTTTTGTGTAGTCGGGTCCGTATAATTTACACCGTTAAACACACCCACAACTGGAACGTCATTAGAAGAAGCTACAGCATTAATAGTTCCGTTAGTGGCATTTAGTTTTACTAAATCACCTTGGAATATTGCTTTGCCGTAATTTTTTAAAATACGATACCTGTTTTGTGAATTGTTAAATGGCGTACCACCCAATAGTCTTACTGGTTGTAGACCAGTATTTCCTGTTTGGTTTGACATATTTATTTTTCCTTTTTAGGGTTAACAATTTAGTAAAAAGAATTATTTCTTTTTACCTCCAAAACTAACCTGTGATGATCTATCAATACTCATAGGCATCTCAGGTCGCTGTTCCTTCAGAAGGTCGTTGTCAACCGCATTCATTTGATCTTTAGTTTTTCGTCTAAAGTGTTCATTACGCGACTCAACTATTTCTTCCGGTATCCTTGCCAGCGCAAGGCCACCTACTCCAATGATTCCAGCGTGATTTCCTTCTGCGATTACAGGGTAACCATGTCCGTCTTCTAATTCATCAGAACGAACAAATTCGTAACCCTCTCTCACTCTTTTAGAAACGTTACCTGTGTCTTGGTAACCTTGTGTTTCTAATCGGATCCATCTATGTTTGAATCCTGTTGGCGCTGGAGGCGCATCTAAGCTCGATGGTTGTTTCCAAACTTTTTTCCTTTCGGATTTAATTCTAGTTTGGTTTAGGCGCGAGGTTTTATCTATTTTAGTCATTTTATTGCTCCTTCACGTATTTAGCATATTCACTAATAGGTACACCCAATCTCTTAGCCACATTGACTTGAGCTGAAGTTAACCTAACAGTTTTGCGTCCAGATTTTGCTGTTCTTGTTGCGGATGCCACAGACTGAACGGGCTTGCGGTTACCGATGTTAGTATTTTGTTCGTCCTTACTAACACTTTTATCCTCACTTGTAAACTCTTGTGGGAATTTCTTTTTCATATAAGAATCTATAGCTTCATAATACTCATCAGATTTAGCGTCATATCCTTCATTTTCTATGAGTTTTTTATGTAAAGCCAAGGCTGTATATGTCATAGCCTCATCCTTACCGAACCATGGGTTTTTAGAAGCCCAATCTTCAGCTTTAGGATCTGGCTGAATTACCGGTTGTTGAACAGTTCTTACTTGTTCTACTTCTTGTTTAACCGGAATCTCTTTAGCTTCAGATTCTCTTTCTAATTTAGAAACTCTTACTCTCTCTTCATCTACAGTAAGTCTTGCTAATGCTTCATTTGCATTTGCAATCTCTTCTGCATTTTGAGATTCAATAGCTGCTTTAAGTTTATCTCTTACAGCTAATTTCTGAGATTTAATTCTAGATTCAAACTCAGTAAGATAGTTATTATCCATAGACGTAAATCTTTTACGTATAGATTCGCTTTCTTCTTTTATTTGTTTAGCATAAGTGATAGCTTCGTTTTCTTTTCTTTCAGCTTCGCGAAGTTTCCAAGTTAGTTCACTAATTCTTTTTTGAACTCTTGTTTTGTGTTTTTCAAAGTCTTCTTCTTTTTTATCCTCTTCTTTTGTGGATAACTTTTCTTCTGACTTTTTTTCCTTTTCAGGTTTTGTTTCTTTTACTTCCTCTTTTTGTTCTTCAATTTCAATTTCAGGTTGTTTGTCCTTAACTGCTTGAAGCTTGTCTATTTCTTTTTGAATTTCATTAGAAGCTTCCTTATTTGGAAGATCTATTTCAACTTCAACCGTATCTTTTATTTCATCGTTCATAGTTGCTCCTTGTTAGTATACGTGAATAATATCTTCAGGGTTTTTAATTTTAGCAATGATTTCATCATCATTTAAGATACGAACTTCACCACCTTCAATTTTAAATCTTGAACCAGCATATCTTCCAAAAATTACCCAATCTTTTGCCTTGCACCATGGGCCTTCTGGAAATTTATCTTTATCAGCATAAGCAAGATCACCAACTTTCAATACGTAACCAACAACGGTAGTAAGTTGCGTACG